AGACTTCATGGAAGTATCTCGTAGTTTGGTAGGAAACAAAAACCCAGTCAGAACAGTTCTAGATATCGGATGCGGAATCGCCGGATGGCAATGCTTCCTTCCAGAGTTTGCACACCCAGAGATATACCTAATCGACAAAACCCAACTGGATGAAAATCTTTATTATGGGTTCAAGGCCAAAACAAGTTTCTACAACTCCATGGAGATCGCAAAGAAAAACCTAATTGCAAACGGAGTACCAGGGGAAAGCATCATAACCCAGGAAGCAACAGATGACAATATGATCCTATCTGACGAAGGAGTAGAATTCGACCTAGTAGTAAGTTTCATAAGTTGCGGATTTCACTACCCAATAGAGACGTATCTAGACGAAATCTACGAAAAACTAAAAAAAGAAGGAGTATTCATTGTAGACCTCAGGAAAGGAACAACCGGCCTAGAAGTAACAACCAAGAAGTTCGGCAACAGCGAGATCATCAGAGAAACAACAACTTACCAAAGGGTGGCCTTTAGAAAATGAACGAACAAGACCCCACACCCCCATCATCCCTAGAAAGTGACCAACATAAGCCCCAAGACAGCCCAGTACCATCTCCAGAACCAACACCAGAAGATAGCAAACCAAATCCCGAATATGCACAACATAAGGCGGAAAAAGACAAACATCTCCTAAAGGGCCGATATGTTGAATCGAATAAGAAGTATAATTTTAACGGATCCCCAGCAGTCAAGCTCAAGAAGGGAATAGTCCTAACATTACTAGGCGAAAGCATGGGCCACATAGGAAACACTTGCAAGAAGGCCGGAATCTCCAGACGTTCCCACTATGCATGGATCGAAGGAGACACAGAATATAAAAGGGCTTACGAAGACAACTGCGAGTACATGAAGGATGAGTTTGAGTATCTCCTAAAACAACAGGCCTACAACCAGAACACAAAGGCCACTATCTTCTTTTTGAAGACTCAGGCCAAAGACCGGGGCTACCTAGAAACAACCAAAACACTCAACGAACACTCCGGAGAGATTAAGGTGCCAATAGGAATAAACTTCATACTACAAAACGACCCATATTATGATGAGGAAAAAAGGAGAAATCAACCCCCTACACCGGAGGATAAAGAGGAAACACCACAGATGCCAGAGTCCGAAATGCCAGAACCGAACCAACCTAACAGTCCACCACAAGACCCCGATAAGTGAAGACGGAGAAGATATAGAGGAGAACATTTTAGTGCTTTGTAGAGACTGCCATAATATAGTTCACGGTATAAAAAAAAGAAAAAGATATCCAACTAAAACAGACAACGGCTACTAACTAAATTAAAAAATGGAGGAAAAATATGACAAAAGACACAGACAGTAATACTGACGACATTACGAACGAAATTGATAAAACCGATGCTCCATCAAGCTTGAGACTATGTATACAGAGAAGTATATTTGTAGAGGCTGATAATGAGATTGATATGATTGAAAGTTCTAATCTACCATTCGTAGAAGTAGAAGACAGCAAGCATTGGAAATCGTTTAAGACAGAAGATGGAAATCCAAATTTGATAGGCCAGATACATTTTATGAATAAGGATGAGAATAATACTGGTTATGATAGCTTGGAACCAAAGTTGCATCTATGCTATAATCCAGGCGGGAAGGTTCTTACAAAAGTCGACCTACAAGCTATCATAAAAGTGATGGAAAATCTTGAACAGTTTAAAATTGATAAAAGCATCCAGCACGAGAAGACTAAGGCAAAGAATTAAACCAGTATCAGAGTAAGTTATTATTATTTCCCCAATGCTTGTGGGGATTCACAATCAAAAATATAAAAATATGAAAGACTTCATCGCCACCCCAAGACAAAGCACTGCACTTAAGTATCTTAACGACAGAATAACAAGATTCCTTTTATTCGGCGGAGGAGCCGGAGGGGGGAAATCTTATTTGGGTGTGGCTTGGGAAGTCGGGATGTGCTTGGCTTATCCAGAGATTAGAATGTTTATCGGAAGGAATGAACTGAAGCGTTTGATGATGACAACCTACATCACATTTTTAAAATTCTGCAAAGCCCACAACCTAAAGAACGGAATCGATTGGTGGTTCGATGGGAAGTACCACGTTATTCACTTTTACAACGGATCCACAATTGACCTTCTAGATGTGGCCTACTTACCAAGCGACCCACTCTACGAAAGATTTGGAAGTTCGGAGTATACGTCCGGTTGGCTAGAGGAGATAGGTGAGCAGAACTTCGGAGCATACGACACACTCAAATCCCGAATCAACCGGCACATGAACAAAGAATATAACATCTTCCCAAAATTACTGATGACTTGCAACCCGAAACGACATTGGGCCTATTACGAATATTATAAACCATGGAAAGAAGGAACTCTCCTAGAAAGCAGAGTCTTCCTACAATCACTATACCTAGACAATCCTCATACCGCAGAATCTTATGGAGAGTCATTGTCGGAGATTAAGGACAAGGCAAAAAAAGCTCGGTTGATGTTTGGAGATTGGGAGTATGATGACGACCCAGCATTGCTAATCGACCGAGATAAAATGGACGATATGTTCACCAGCGCGCCACGAATAAACAAGGCCAGATACATAACTTGTGATCCGGCTAGATTTGGAGATGACTTGACGGTTGTTTTATTATGGCAGGGATTCCATATTATTGGAGCGTGGAAATATCCCAAGACGAGCGTCAAAGAAGTCCGGGACATACTCTATCAATTAGCAAGTAAGTGGCAAGTCCCAACATCGAACATCCAAGTTGATGAAGATGGGGTTGGTGGGGGAGTCAAAGACTTTTATCCAGGCATCAAGGGATTCGTAAACAACTCTAGTCCAATCCGAACCGAGCAAGAAAAGAAAGACAAACTTCAAAACTACCGAAACCTAAAAGCCCAATGCTACTACAGATTAGCAGACTACATCAACCTCGGAAGAATCTCAATCTTTAAGGAAATTAGCCCAGAAATAAAAGAAGGCCTAGTCGAAGATTTATGCCACCTAAAATCCAAGGACCCGGACAACGACCTAGTGCAAGACATTGTAGGAAAAGATGAAATTAAGAAATCACTTGGAAGGTCCCCAGATTATTCCGATGCGGTTATGATCAGGATGCAGTTCGAACTAAACAAGTCCGGGTTTAGCGTGAGGTCCGGATGATAACGGATCCTAAGAAATTAAGAAAAGTTTATGAGGAAAGAGTTTGCATAATTCCAGGATGCGGAAGGAAATATTATGTTTCAAAAAGCCGAAGACACAACAGAATCCCGGTAGGAATCAGACCAAGGAACGCCAAAACATGCTCAACCAGATGCTCAAAGAAATACACAAGAATGAAGTGGATTGTTCCGAAAGGTATTTAATTTAAAGAAAACTCAATATATCATGGAAAAAAATGAAGAAAAGCCAAAGAATGAAGGATTTTTTAAGAAAACGGCCCGAAATTTCCTAAAAAACTACGTAGACACGGCAACCCCAGAAGTTACAAAAGCCGGGAAGAAATCAGACTCCTCGAAAAAACCAGATTACAAAGTCAACCAGATAATGCTCAGAGATTATTTTTTTAGTGATGCGGTGATTAGGGCAGCGATCCAAACCGATGTCGATAATGTGTGCGCCGGGTATGACTTCGAATTGTTGGAAGATACTCCAGAAGCAGAACAGCAAAAGAAAGATGCCGAAGAATTATTCTACCGAGACAACTACATGGAGAAGTGGAGAAATATCCAACTATGCTTGGGAGTTTATGATGACGCATATCAGGAGGTCCAAACATTTCTAAACGAAGGAGTCCTTAAGTTTGATTCGTACATTATTGAAACACCATCCATCGAAATTAAAAACAAAAAAACCGGAGAGGTAGACAAGTACGTCCAGAAACTCGATGGCAAAACTGTAGCGAGATTAGAACCAAGCGATATTATTCATTATAGATTTAATGCATTTGGAGATAGGGACTACGGCCTGAGTTTAGTTTCAACAATCCTCTACTCCGGAGCAATCAGAAAGTTCATCGAGAAATACAATGGGGCAATTTTCCAAAACCACAAGCCAAGAGGGGTGTGGACTTTTCCAGGGGATATGTCTGAAGATATGTACAACGACAATGTCGAACTAATCATTGAAGGAAAGAACGATCCTCAAAAAGATTTATTCTTGAGAGGGACCAACATCAAATACGAGAGTTTCCTAAACCAGAAAGATGTCGACTTCCAAAAGGGATACATCGAATGTCGAAACGAAATTTTAATCGGGTTGGGCGTTCCGCCAATTATGATGAGTTTGCCAGGGGACTCGAACAAAGCAAATTCAGACGTGCAGCTCCAGGCCTATGACAGGCGAGTGATAGCAAAACAAAACTCTCATGCCTACAAGACAAACACAGAATTACTTCCTAGATTAGGATTTGATAAGATTAAGTTTGTTTGTAAGAAGGCGAGCAAGCGAGACGAGGAAAGGGAACTGAACATTGTTAATAAGATGAAGGGGCTAGTCACACTAAACGAGGCCCGAGTCCAAATCGGATACCCAGAGTTCGATCCAGCCGAATACCCAGGCGCGGATGAGATATGGTCCGATGCAAATCCAACCGGAGAAACCGAAGCACCAGTTGAAGAACCAACCGAACGAAAGATTGAAAAATCCTTAAAAAAAGTCGTAAAAAAAAACGTAAAATCTCCAGTAGTAAGCCTAAAAAAAGAGGCTGAGGTTCTCAGTCCATTAAACAAATTCTACGATGAGGCAATAAGTCTCGCTAAAAAAAAAGTTGATCTAGAAAAGAGAAACGGAAAGTTTCAGAAAGCTGTGACGGATGATTTGATGAGCCAGATGGATAGGATGTTTAGTCAATCCGGGATGGGGGTTGCATTCGCGACATTCGTTCAAAGCCAATACATTGATGCCGGACAAAAGGTGTCAAAGAAGATCGGGAAAGCATTCCAACCAAACCAAGACGAAATAACATTCTTAAGGGATTACAATTTGGACCAAGTCAAAACAAGCACAGACCGAGAACTGGCAAACATCAAGCGAGTGCTAGAGGTGGGATTCATTAACAACCAATCCGCAACCGACATCAAAAAGGCCCTAGACAAAATCCGAGACTCCGCAAAGGGCCACACCAAGACCCTAGTTCGAACCGAGATGAACCGAGCCAACAATATGGGGAGCCTTAACGCAATGCAGGGATCCAAAGCCCCAGTCAAAAAGTACCTAGTCATCACAAACGACAATCGAACAAGCGAGCAATCCAAGAAGTTCGGAGCCAAATACGGAACCCCAGAGAAAGCAATCGGCCTCGACAAAATATTCAAAATCACCTACAAAAACAAAGTCTACTCCGGATTAGCCCCGCCATTTATGCCTAATGACAGAGACGTCTTGACTTTCACCATGGAATAGGAGATTTTAAAAAGAAAAGAGTTGTTGTTTAGATAGGAAACAAACTAAATAAAATGGAGGTAAAAAATG